TAACTAAGTTGACTGATACATTTAATCCTTTAAGCACTGGATTTAATTTGATTAAAGATGCTGGAGGAAAAGTAGTAGAAGGTTTTAAATTTGTATATCAAGCAGCTAGTGAAAACTTAGACATGATGAATGATCTTAGCAAAAGTGGAATGAACTTTAGCGGAGATATCATGACCATGTCTGCTAGTGTCAAAGGCATGCGTATATCTAACGAAGAATTCTCAGATATAATGAAGAGAAATTCTACAGGATTCAACGCACTAGGAGGCAATGCAACTAGAGGTGCAGAAGCTTTTGTTAAGTTAGCTAACGAATTTCAAAAAAGTGAATTCACTGATAGTCTTGTAGCCGCAGGAATAAGCAATAAAGAGTTAAATGATATCCTAGCCATGGAAATGACTACTAAAAAAATGGCTATAAGAGATGATAAGGAAAGTAGAAGAGAAGCTATAGAATCAGCAGCAGCATTAGCCAAAGAAATGGATATGATGTCCAAGCTTACTGGAAAAAGTCGTGAAGAGCAACTGGCGCAAATGCAAAAGGTCAAGGACGATATGGCAGTTGAAGCTAAGATTCGTCAAATGGCTGCTGAAAACGGAATAACAGATGAAAAAGAAATTGCTAAACTAAGAAAAAATGTCACCGAACAAATCGCACAAGCTGAAATGCAAGGTCGAGGACAATTGTTAAAAGAAACATTTATATACGGTCAAGCAGTTAGTAAAGAAGCAGCTCAACAACAGATCAGTGTAGGTAATCAAGCATTTCAAGCAACTGTAAGTCAAGGTAGAGCCTTGATGGCAATGAATTTTACAGAATCACAAGAACAAGCAAAAGCAGCAAGAAGAGGGTTAGTAGATTTTCAAAAAAGTGCAGAAGGTATGCAATTAGCTTTATTGCCTGGACAAAATCAATTTACAGAAGATACACATAAAATGATGAAGGCTACACAGGCTTACAGAGATTCTTTAGCTGCTATAGAACAGGAAGAAGCATTTAGAGGTAAAAGTACAGCAGAAATTGAAAAAGAAGCAGAACGCAGAGCTAAAGAAGCAAGTGAAGGACGTGACAAAGAAGGCAAACAAGTTAATCAAAGTGCAGAAGCAATGGTTAAGTTACAACAACGAACTAAAGAAGTTGAAACTGCATTCTATAAAGATTTAATTTTGCCTTTAGAAAAAGATCTAAGACCTACTATTAAAATGGTTTCAGATCAATTTTTGCCAAGTCATACAAGAAGACCGGGCGTTGCCGGAGCAGGTGTTTCATTTGAAGATACTATAGGAGCAGGTTTAAGAACAAGTTATAATCGAGCATCGTCTGCTCCTGATCGATCAAAGATGACTGATGCCGAAGCAGCGGCTTATGATGTGAATACTTCTAAAGAGCTTAGACAAGGACTTGATCACCTAGGAAAAACTAACAGTAAAGTGATTGCAGAAGGAATGTTAGCAGCAGGACAAGTAGCATCTGATGCAGGTAAAGTCATTAGCGCCGGAGGTCAAGCAGCAGTTGAAGCAGTTCAAGCTAAAGGAAAAAAACGAAATTTAGGTAGTGTAGGTGCTACTAATCAACTGTTTGAAGATTTTGGCCAAGGAACTTTAATGGAGCTTCACGGTAAAGAAACAATATTAACAGAAAATCAATTTAAAGACTTAGCTAAAGGGATACGTTCAACTTCTATAGCCGAAGTAGCTCAAATCCGATCAGATCGACCAGGATCTAGTCAAATGTTCAAAGCAGTCATGGATCAAATAAAGTCTTCAGATTCGGCTATAGGGCAAGGTGCAGCTCAAGAAAAAGCAAATAAGGAAGGTAGAGGGCAATTGATGCAAGAAGTAATGGCTTCTAAACCTGAAAGCAGAAAAGACGATTCTGCTATGGCAATAAAAGACAAAAAAGCTACTCTAGATGACGTGGTAACTTCATTAAATCAATTAAATATTAAAATGGGGCAGTTATTAGACACTAATATTGAAATTGGAGCTAAACAGATACGAGCTACTCGTTCGAATAGCCGTAATCTTTTTGAGAGAGCATAATGAGTTGGAAAAAATATTTTAATCCGGTAAGTGTAGAAAAGTCAGAAGGTGCTTACAGTCCGTTAAGTAATCCTTCAGGAAAACCTGGACCAGCTCGAGCTAATTATAGTTCATTTTTACCCGATGTATATACAGGAGCTCCGAACCGTATTGAACGTTATCTTCAATATGATACCATGGATATGGACAGTGAAGTTAATGCTGCTTTAGACATTTTAGCAGAATTTTGTAGTCAAAAAAACGAACAAAATCAAACTCCATTTAAGTTACATTTTAGAACTAAAGCCACTAATAGCGAAATTATTTTGTTAAGAGAATACTTGCAACAGTGGACTAAGTTGCAACAATTCGATACAAGAATATTTCGAATTGTAAGAAACACCTTCAAATACGGAGATAGTATATTTGTTAGAGATCCTGAAACTAAAAAATGGTTTCATATTGATCCAGGCAAACTTACTAAAATTATTGTAAATGAAAGCGAAGGAAAAAAACCCGAACAATATGTTATTAGAGATTTAAACCCTAATTTTAAAGATCTAGTTGTAACAACTATTAACCCTAATACTGTTAACACAAATAATAGAGGAACGGCGTATGTTGCGGGCGGCGCTGCGGCAAGAGGACAAGCAAGTGCATATCCTATAAGCCCAGGCACACGTTTTCAAAATAATGAAAATGAGTTAGCAATTGAAGCAAAACATATTATACATATAAGTTTAAGTGAAGGATTAGACAACAATTATCCTTTTGGTAATAGTCTTTTAGAAAGTGTTTTCAAGGTGTATAAGCAGAAAGAATTGCTTGAAGATGCTATTATTATCTATCGTATCCAACGTGCTCCTGAGCGTAGAATTTTTTATGTCGATGTAGGTAATATGCCCAGTCATTTGGCTATGAGCTTTGTGGAGAGGGTAAAAAATGAAATACATCAAAGACGAATACCTAGTGCTGTTGGCGGCGGTACTAATGTTATTGACTCAGCCTATAATCCTTTATCAATTAATGAAGACTACTTCTTTCCACAAACCGCAGAAGGAAGAGGTTCGAAAGTAGAAACATTGCCAGGCGGAACTAATCTAGGCGAAATTGATGATTTAAAGTATTTTACTAATAAACTGTTTAGAGGGTTACGTATTCCTAGTAGCTATCTCCCGACAGGCGCAGATGATAGCCAAAGTCAATATAATGATGGCAGGGTAGGAACTGCTTACATTCAAGAATTAAGATTTAACAAATATTGCGAAAGATTACAAAATCTTATGTCCGGAATATTTGATACAGAGTTTAAAATATATCTTAATGAGAAGGGTGTAAACATTGATAGTAGTTTATTTGAATTATTGTTTCAACCGCCACAAAATTTTGCTAGTACTAGACAAAGTGAATTAGACAATGCCAGAGCACCAACTTATCAAACAATGTCGCAAATTCCAACAATTAGTAAACGATTCGCTCTTAAACGATTCCTAGGATTAACAGACGAGGAAATTGCAGAAAATGAACGTTTATGGGCTGAAGAAAACGGCAAAGCTAAACCTCAAGACACTGATGCTAGTTCAGAATTAAGAGGAGCCGGAGTAAGTCAAGCAGGTATTACCGGCGATCTAGGAATGACTGCTGATGCAACACAGCCTCCAATGCCAGGAGCCGAGATGGCTGCTGAACCAGCTGCTGCTAGTCCGGTAGGTAGTGCACCAGCAGCGGCACCCGCTCCAGCATAAATAATTTTATGATATTAAGAGAACTATTTTACGCAGACAATGATGTTAAAGCCGTAGCGACAGACATGCGCTATGATCCTTCTCGCGACAGTGATGTCATGAAAAGAAACGATACACGTAAAACTAGATTGACCTTAAGTCAGATTAATGAATTACGCAAGTCAAGTGAAACACATATTCTAGAACAAGAAAAAGAAATAGAATTTGTTCAATCAATGTATTACACCCCTCCTGCTCCTGCGGCATAAATA